TGAGGATAGAGTTATTTTAAGTTTTAATATAAATTGGAGAGAAAATGCCGATAATTAAAAATGCAGAACAAATAGGAACAATGACTTTAGAAGATGGTAGAGTCATACCAAAATATAATGTAAAGACAGAAACTACACTAACGAATATTGACACTGGTCAAGAGTATGAATCTGAAGAAGCGATGCAAGCAGATATTGATGATCCTAATACTTCTACAACTGCAGAAAAAATTAAAAGAGATGTAAAAGTGTTTGCTCCATCATTAAAAGATATGCTAGGTCAAACTCCTAAATAATGTCAAAAATATTTGTTCAAGAAAATTTTTTTGATGACGAGACATATAAAATAATCGTAGATCAAATGCTGAACCAGGAGTACATACCTCCAGAGCAGTATGCTATAGATAGGAAAAAAAGCTGTTATTGGCACTATCATCAATTACCAGAGGTGTGTGAAGTTAAAACAGAAATAAAAAGATTAGTAAAAAAGTATTTTTTTTATGAAATAGAAAAATTTACTTTACCAAGTATTTATACAATGGTTGGAGCTACAGATCATCCTAAACCACACACAGACGATCAAATAAAAGGCTTCGTTCCTAAATATCAATTAATAATTTATATGTTTGGTCCAGAATCTATAAACAATGGCACTGGATTTTATGAACGTGATGAGGATACTGGTCATGGTGAAATATCTTTACACGTCGGATTTAAACCCAATAGAGCTATCTTTTTTTCAGCGGATACAATTCATTCACCACTTCAATGGGCTGGTAATGGCT